CTGCTCACCGCTCACTGCTGATTGTCCGCGCGCCAGCGTCGCCATCACCGCCTTCTGCACATGCAGCCGGTTCTCCGCCTCGTCGATCGCGATACAGGCCGGCGAGTCCATCACCGCATCGGTCGCCTTGACGTTGCGGCGCAGCGGCAGGCAGTGGCTGAATACGCCGTGGTCGGTCAGGGCCATCTTGCGCTCGTCGACGATGAAATGCTGGTGCGCGTCGCGAATGGGCTTTTCGTTCTCCCACTTGCCGAAGTAGGGCAGCGCACCCCAGCTCTTCGCGTAGACGATGTCGGCGCCTTTGTACGTGGCATCGACGTCGTGCGAGATTGCAAAGCTGCCGCCGTTCTCGGCGACGTTCTGCTTGGCGAAATCGAGATAGCGCTGGTCGAGCGCGTATTCGGACGTCGGGCAGAGCAGGGTCACATCCATGCCGTAGCGCGTGGCGATCTGCAGTGCGGAGTTCGCCACGGCCGTATTGAGCGGCTTCGGATGGTAGGTCCAGGTCAGCACGTACTTCTTGCCGCGCAGATCCGTGGTGCCGAAGTGCTGCTGCAGGGCGAGGATATGCGCGAGTTCCTGCATCGGATGGGTGATCGTTTCCATGTTGATCACCGGCACGGTCGCGTACTTGGCGAAGGAATGGATCACGTGATCCTGGCGGTCGACCGACCAGTCCTTGAATTTCGGGAACGCACGCACGGCGATCAAATCGACGTAGCGCGACAACACGCGCGCGACTTCGGCGATGTGTTCTTCAGTCTCGCCGTCCATCACCGTGCCGAGTTCGAATTCGATCGGCCATGCGTCCTTGCCGGGCTGCAGCACGACGGCATGGCCGCCGAGTTGGAACGCGCCGAGTTCGAAGCTCGTGCGCGTGCGCATCGACGGTGTACTCCTGCTGGGTGCCTTTCAGCTCGTCGCCGAGCTTGAGCGCTTCGCGCAGCCTTTCGTTCAGGCCGTCGGTGCTTTTCATGGCGTTGTAGGCCGCTATACCCAAGGCGGTCAGCCCCACGGCCAGAGCGACGTACGGGTTGGCGACCATGCTCAGCATCATGGCGCGGATGCCCGCGGTCAGCTGCCCAATCACGTAGATCACGGGACCGGCTCCGGCGGCGAACGCTCCGAGCGTGATGATGAAGCGGCGCGTGCCGTCATCCATTGCGGCGATGTACTTGGCGAAGTCGGTGACCACTTCGATCATGGGCACCAGAGAGTCGGCAATGATAGCCCCGAATTTTTCCATCTCGTCGCCCAACTCGTTCATGGCTCCGGCGATGGTGCCCGACAGGGTGCCGCGCATGGCTTCGGCCGTGCCTTTGTACTGGCGCTCGACTTCGTCCAGGATCATCTTCTGAGCGTCGAGTTGACGGCCCGACTCCATGAGCGTCTTGATTTGTTCCTTCTGCTGCTCGGTGAAGGTCGTGCCCGATCGGGTCAACGCAGTCAGACCGATCGTCGGATTCTCCATCGCCTTGGCCAGCTGCATGGTGGCCGACTGCAAGTCCATACCCAATGCCGCCGCCAAGTCCTGCGCGGCGATGATGGTGCGGTTGAACACGTCGTTGCCTTTACCCATCTCGTTGCGGACACGATGGAACGTAAGAAGCAGACCGGACGCGGCGATGGTGGCCTCATCTCCGAAAGTGGTGGTGCGCTGAAGCGCTCCTGCGAGGTCTTGGATTTCCTTGGCTGTGACGTTGGCCTGCCCGCCGTTGGCGCGTAGCGCCGCGGTCATGCGGGCGATGGCGTCCTGCTCCTCGCTGAAAGCCTTCACGGCCATGGCGCCTGCGGCGACAAGCGGCAGCGTCAGCCGTGTGGACAGCATCTCTCCGGTGTCGATGGCCTTGTCGGAAAAGTCCGACAGCGTGCGCTCGGCTTTGCGGATGGCCTCTTGGAACCCTTCGGAGTTCGCGCCGATGTAGAATGTGATCTGCCGCTTTGCCATGGCTTAGTTGGGTGTGAGCAGGCCGAGCATGGACACGACCGAGTCCGCGTCCACGTAGCCGTGAGAGGTCTTTGTTTTACCCTCGGAGTCCCAAGGGAAGCGGGCGATGTCTTCGGAGCGGATCCGTTTCTTACTCCAAGCCTGCACCACTGCGCGGGCGTTGAAACGGGAGGCTTCGAACACGATCTGCTGCTGCGTCTTGACCCGCTGGGCGTAACCGCTCCAACAGGCTGCGAACTCGCGGGGCGTCATGTCATAGAACACGTCGGGAGTCAGTCCGAGAACGCCGAAGGCGGCCTCGAACAGATCATCCCAGCTTAAGGCTTTTTTTCGCCCGTCTCCGGCTTGGCGGCTTTGGCGAACACCGACGACTCCACGAACGCGCGTTGCAGATCGGTCATGACCTGCATGTCCGCGTCGATGGCGTCTTCGATCTGCTCCACGCTCATCGGCTCGCCGGAGCTGATCAGACCAGCCTGGACGGCTTTGCGCACGCCCTTGACAGATCCCAGGTGGAACAGCTCGACCAAGGCGTCGAAGTCCATGGTGATCTTCTGCTCGACCTGGTCGATTTCGATGCCGCGCTTGGAGGTGAACGCCCACAGTTCGCGGTAGCCGAAGAAGAACGGACGCTCCTCTCCGGCTATGTTCACGAATTTGATCATGTGGTGGCCTTGGTGAGTTCGCCGGTGACCTGGAGCGAGAAGCTGATCTCGACCACATCGTCGTCGCCCACGGTCATGGACACGTTCGACAGCAAGCCGGTGCCGCTGAAGGTGATGTCGCCGGTTACAGGCGTGCCCGACGGTTTGAAGCTGAAGGCCCCGGAACGGTCGGCCGCCAGCATGTCGGTGGTGATCGTGCCCTGAGCGGCGTCCGCGCGTTTGCGGTTGCAGGTGATGTCGAACGTCGCGTTCACGCGTCCGGTCAGGTAGTCGGTCCAGCGTCCGGAGTCGTGATCGGACACGTCGACGTTGTTGCCGTCGATGGACATGGAGATGGATTTGATGGCGCCGACCTTGACTGTCTTCCAGTCGAAGGTGTAGTAGCGCCCGATCATTTTGCTCATGGTTGGGTTCCCTTTATCGGTTTAGTGCGAGTTTATATTCGGAGGCGTTGAAGTAAAGGCCTGAGAGGGTGTCCAAGTCGGAGAACCCGTCGACGAACCAGACGCAGGCCACGTCCGTCGTCGACACCCCGTCGATGGCTTGACGCACCGCGGCGGCGGCGGCGTCGCACCCTGATCGGGTGCCGGAATATACGAAAATATCAAAGCGCGGAAAGTCCAATTCACTCGGGCCGTCATGGTCGTCGGTGGGCACGTTGCCGGTTTGACGGTAGACCACGTAGGGGTGGTCCTTGGTGCCCTGCGGAGCTTCGTCCGGGTAGATGCGCCCGCCGGTCAATGCGACCAGCGCGGCGTCGTCGGTCAGCAGTTCGTACAGGGTGGAGTAGTAGCTCATGTCGATGCCCTCTCCACTTCACGGATGACTTGCGCCTCGATGTACGCTTCGACCATCGGCGCGTTGTCGTCGAAGGCCGGACGCAGGAAAGCGCCTTGGGGTGGAGCGGTGATCTTGCCGGTCGACACGACGGCGCGAAGCAGTCGGCCTCTGCGGGCGGACTTGCGCACACGCAGCGGAGTGCCGTACTCGATGGCGGAGGCGAGCGCCTGCGGGCTGAAGCCCTTCATGCTTTTGCTCCGGTTGCGCACCACTCCCACGGTCAGCGCGGCGGCGGGCCTGCGGCGGGTGCGCACGGCCTTGATGCCCACGTTGTTGACCAGGTTGTCGTTGTCACGCGTCGGCGCGTCCTGCTTCATCTGGGCGACCATGGGGCGCACGGCGGCGCGGATGGTCTTGCTGAGGAACACCTCGCTCTGGGACGCACCCATGCCGGCCATCTGCTGCAATGTCTTGCGCAGTTGGGGCAGGTCGACCTTCAGCGTGACGGTGTTCTTAGCCATTGTCAGGTTCGGTGGTCTTTTTGGATTTGGTCGGAGCCGGGACATCGGCGACGGCATTGCCTTCGGCGATCTCGCGCTCAGCGCGATCGGGATCCACCCAGGAGTAGGAACCCTTCCGCTCTGCGGTGGTCCAATGGATTTTCACTTGGTTGCTCATGATAGGCTGTCCTTGTATCTGCATACGAGTTCTTGAAATTCACGGTGTCCGCGCTCGGCGACGCTCTCGATCTCGTAGATGTTGCCCGAGTAGATGACCCGCGTGTTTTTTGCTTGCAAGCCGGTGATGAACCGGATCACGAAGCGGTCGTCACGGAAAGCGACGTTCTGCCTGGCCTCGTAACTCTCCCGGCCTTGGCGCTGGTAGATGGAGGCGAACACGTTGTGCGCGTCCACCCACTGCTCGACCACCTGCCCGGTGTCGTCGTCGCGAACGCCACGCAGCTCTTGGATGATGACCTCGCGGTCGAGTTGTCCGATGGCTGTCATGGCATCCTCAGCGAGTACATGTCCAGCAGGGCGTTGGCCGCCATTGGCGCGGTCTGAGCCGCGTCGCCGCGGTTGGCGAAGAAATGAGCGACCAGCATCTGCATGGCCAGCGAGATTTGAGGCGGGATCTGTTCGAAGGTGTAGCCCGCCACGTAGGTGACCTCGATGCCGGTGAGCAGATCGGGTTTGACCTTGGGCCACTGCGTGACCGGACGGATGCGCCCCGGCGAGCTGATCAGGTCCACCTGGTAATCGGCCGGGCTCATGGTGGTGAGCACGCCGTCGTCGTCGTAGTACTTGACAGCGGTGACGCTGACCAACGGAGCGGCGCGGGGAAGCTCCAACGCGGTGACGCTGCCGTCCAGCGCGTTGTCGGCGGGGAAGTTCGAATCGGTCCACAGCATGTTCGCCTGAAGCACCTTGCGCCACATCCGGTTCTCGGCGTACTGCTCGGCCGCGTCGATGAGCGCCTGGATGGTGCCGTCCTCAAGACTGCCCGTGTAGCGCAGGTAGAGCTTGGCGGCGGCGAAGTCCAGCGGGATGGTGGCGATATTTGAAACGACCTTATAGGGCATTGTGGATGGCCTTGAGGCTTGACGCTCCGATGCCTTTGACAGCGATCAGTTCGTCGTCGGTCGCATTGCGCACGGACTCGATGGTCGTCAGACCGTGGGCGGTGAGGAATTTGTAATAGGGAAAGCCCTGCGGGAGCGGGGTTCCGGCGGCCGGTGCGGTCGCCTGGGGCTGCGGGGCTTCGGTCTCGGTCGCTTCGACGTCGCCGTCGTAAGGTTGCACGGCGGTGCCGATGCAGTGGTCGAGGTCTCCGGCAGGAACGTCGTACAAAGGCAGGCCTGCGCTGATGCGGTAGCGGAAGCCGGACACGGCGCCGGAAACGCTCGTACGGTTCAGGCCGATGAATTGCGGGTTTTTGGCTGGCTGGCTCATGGGTGGGTCGGGTTGGGTGTGCGTGGATAAAGGATCGCAGGCGGAGCCGTCAAGCTCCGCCCACGATTACCCGTTTACCGCGCCAGAGGTGGTTGGGTCACAGGTGCGCCTTTGAGGACAAGCACGCCCACGACCATCACGCCGGAACCGTCGCGCGTCAACACAGCGCCCACGTCTTCCTTGCTACCCGTGTAGCCGACGTAGATCTGTTTGTTGATGTCCGCCACGGTCAGGGCGATGTCGTTGTTGACAGTCAGCTGGCTGTCCGGGATGTCCGCCCACGCTTCAGCCGCGTCGCGGTGCTGGAACGTGACGGTGAAACCCGTGCCGCTGGTGTGGGCTCCGGTGTCAATCACGAAGCAAGTGCCCCGGTAGTTGGACACGTCGGTGCCGATGATGGTGGCCGCCGCGTTGCGATCAATTTTCGTGAACAGCTGCGCGACTGCCAGGGAGTTGGAGAGGTCGATTTTTCCCATGGTGTTGTGAGATTAGAAGGTGGACCGCCTAAGCCTGGGCTTAAGCGGTGTAAAGGACTGCGAACGAGCCGAGGGTCACGTTGGCCTCGTCGGTGACGGTCACCGGAGAGAAGCCAAGGTCGGCGAAGGCTTTCACGCGCAGAGCCTTCATGTCTTGCGACAACAGGTTCAGCGTGTCACCGGCGGTCGTTTTGATCGACCCGGTCTCGAACAGCTCAGCGGTGAACGACCCACGGTCGGCGATGGCCACGTGTCCGAAGTTGACCAGAGCCGCGTACGGTTTGGCCGTTCCGTCGGTGTTCGGGAACGCTTCGGTGAAGTCGATCGGCACGCCATGGATGAACATCTGATCGCCCACCATGGTGATCCACTTGACCGGGTTGGCGGCCGTGGCTGCGGTGAGCTTGTTGATCAGGTTGATCTTGCGGTCCGGGTGCGCGACGTAGCGCATGCCGGTGCGGGCACCTGGCGCGATGTCGAGCTGGGCGTTGAGCCAGTCGTCGCCATCGATGGCTGCGAAGCTGGTGCGGCCGGAGGTCGCGTCCACTTTGGCAACATAGGCGCAGGTGGTGTCAGCCGCGAGGGTGACCAAGCCCTTGATGTTGTGATAGGTGGAGGTGCCGTTGCCGTTGATGCCGATGTTGTCGAACAACTTGGCGAAGGCTTGGCCGAGCTTCTGGATCACGATGCCCACGATCTGCGCTCCGCGCACGTAGTCCATCTCGTTGGTCCAGGGCACGAACAGCGCCCACTTGAGGTCGTCCAGGTTCAACGCTTGGAAGGTCAGCGAATCGACCAGGATTTCCGAGCGCTGGTTGACGGCTTGGAAGGCAAGCTCGCCCAACACGTTCGGGATCTTGATGCGTCCACCGCCGGTCGGGAAGCGCTGCGAGTAGCGTGCGAACACGCCGTACTGGCGGGCGATGTCGAACACCTGGTCGGAGATGGCTTCCGGGAGGAAGACGCCGCCGTCGGTGTCGATCAGGGTGTTGAAGTCGGTGCCACCGGCTGCCGCGCGGTAGTGGCCGGCGTCGCGGAGTGCGCGTTGCGCGTCACCGATGCGGGCTTTCTTCTCACCTGCGTCCAAGTCCTTGGAAGCGATGGTCGCGAAGATTTTAGCCACGTTCTCGCTGAGCACGTCGGCGGCTGCTTTTTCCTGCGCCTTGGGCGAAGGGGCGGCCAGCGAAGGCACGGAGCCGGACAGGCCGCGTGCCATGCCGTCGGAGGCGATGAGCGTGCGGAGTTGGTCGTGGGCTGCGTTGAACTCGGCGAAAGCCGCTTGGTGGGCGGTCACTTCGTCAACGGTCAGGTCACGGTTTTCGGAGGTCGCGAGATCGGTGATGGCCTTCGCCTTGTCACTTGCGGAAGCCAGCAGCTCGCGGAGTTGTTTTTCGGTTTTCATAAGGGTGTTATGAGGTTGGTTTGCATTGACATTTCGGCGGTGAGCGCTCTCGCGCGAGCCTGGTACTGATCTGCGACCTTGACAGGTTGCGGTTCAGCGGGAGTTGCCGCGGCNNGCTCCGGCTTGGCGTCGGCGTAAGCCTTGGCCACGTCATCAGGAAGGTCGAGTCCGAAGGTGGACGCCCGCGCGAACTCTGTGGCGGCGGCGGCGGCCTGCATGGGCTCGTAGATCTCGTCCACGAGTCCGTGCTCTTTGGCTTTCTCGGCGGTGAGCCAACGGCCCACGCCTTGGTTCTCCGCCATCAGTTGGCGGAACGTGTCTTGCTTGCCTTTGGCGCGTCGGGCGTAAAGGTCGGCCATCTTCGTGTTGATGGTGTCGAGAAACTCGACGGTCTCCATCATCTGCGTGGCGGTGCCGATGGCGAAGCCCCAGGCCTCATGGACCAGGTAGAACGCGTTGGCGCTGATTTCCCGGACATCGCCGGCTTGGGCGATGACGGTGGCTGCCGATGCGGTGAAGCCTGTCACTCGGGTGGTGATCTTTGCTTTGTGCGCTGCAAGCGCGTCATGGATGGCCAGGCCGTCATCGACGAAACCGCCGAGACTGTGGATGTTTACGATGATGTGGTCCACGTCCATGGCCATCAGCTCCTCAAGCTGGCGGCGGATGGCGGATGCGGTGTTGGCGATGTACTTCTCACCGTCCCACTCATACCATCCGATCTCCCCTTCGATGTTGATTTCGGCGGTGCGATCGGCGGCCGCTTGCACGCTCATGCGCAGCAGCGGTCCTTCCTGTTTCATTGTTGGCTTCATGTGGTGGGTCTCATGGTTGCGGACTGAACCGGCTCAGCGCCGGAGTGGACGAAATGGGTGTCGCCGCCCTCGTAGGTTTCCTCGTCGAGGGTGCGCAGGATCTTGTTCGGGGAGTAAGCGCCGGTTTGGAACATGGTGCGATACCACTCCGCCTGCGTGGCGGTGTCTCCGCGCAGCAGGCCTTTGACGTTGTGCTTGATCGAATAGTCGGGGTTGTTGAACTGCGCGGTGGTCAGCAGCTTGTATTCGTACTCCATCTCCGCCGACACCAGGTTCGGCATGAGCGAGTACTTGACGAACTGGAGGTCGAGCTGTTCGAGGTTGGAGAACGTCGCGCGTCCCATCTCTTTGAGCATGGGCACCGGGATGTTCAGCCACCGCGCCACGTCGGTGATGTTGAACTGCTTGGTGCCGAGGAACTGCGCCTCCTCAGGCGCCACACCGAGCCGTTCCCAGCTCATGTCATCCTCAAGCAGGGCCACGCTCATGGCGTTGTCCATGCCGGTGGTCTGGGAGATGAACGATTTCTTGACGCGGTCCACAGCCTCCTGGTCTTTGAGGAATCGCTTGGACTTGATGATGCCGGAGATGTTCGCGCCGTTGCCGAAGAAACGACCGCCGAACCGTTCGGTGGCGATCATGTGGCCGAGCGACTCGAACGCCAGGCTGATCAGCGGGATGCCCAGGTAGCCGTTCTCGGAGTAGCCGACCAGGTGGATCATGTGATCGGGACCGAGCTCCATGGACCCGTCGACCAGGTACACCACGTCGTTGCCCCGCAGCACCGGGGTAACGCGCTTGGGCTCCAAGGGCCACAG